GAGACCATGGTCCGCAATGAGCTGGCCACCGTGATCGCTCTTGAGATCGACCGCGCTGCGCTTTACGGCCTGGGCAACACCAACCAGCCCCAAGGCTTGAAGCTGATCACCGGCATCAACACCGAGGACTTCAACGCCGCTGCCCCGACTTACGCGGAGCTGGTGAGCATGGAGACCAAGATCAACGCCGACAACGCCGACATTGGCGCCATGTCCTACGTCACCAACTCCACCATCTACGGCGGTTTCAAGACCACCGAGAAGGCCAGCAGCACCGCTCAGTTCGTCCTCGAGCCCGGCGGCACGGTGAACGGTTATGGCGTGGTCCGCTCCAACCAGATCGCCAGTGGCGATGTGTTCTTCGGAGTTTGGAACCAGATGATCATGGGCATGTGGGGCGCGCTGGATCTACAAGTCAACCCCTACGCGTTGGATACCTCCGGCGGTGTGCGGGTGACTGCACTCCAGGACGTTGACGTAGCTGTGCGCCATCCCGAGGCGTTCACCCGCGGCAACAACACCCTTTGATCTGAGACATAACGATGCTGATTGAGATCCTCCGCCAAACATCCATCAAAGGCATCCCCGCAAGGGTTGGTGAGTTGATTGATGTATCCGATGCAGATGGCCGCTACCTAGTCGGTAACGGCAAAGCAAAGGAGGCGGAGACTCAATTGGCTGAACCTGAGGCGCGGAAGCCTCGCCCCCGCAAATCTACCCCCGCCTGATCAATGGCCATCTTTCAACAAACACTGGAGAAACTCCAGCACTTCCCGCTCCACCCTGTTGCATCTGAATCCACCACCTTCACTGGTGCCACCACCAACATCGCTGACCTCAACGATTTTGACGGTGACATCCAGGTGATTCTCGATGCTGGCGCTGCTGCATCTTCCGGCACCATGACCGGCAAGATCCAGCACAGTGACACCACGACAGCTGGCGACTTCTCTGACGCAACTGGCGGCGGCTTCACTGCTGTTGCCCAGGCCGCATCAAAGCAGGTGCTCACTCTGAACCGCGACGCTCTCAAGCGTTACATCCGGTTCGTTGGCACCATCGCCGCCAGCGGCACCACCATCTACTCCGTCAACGGCTACGGCCTGAAGAAGTACGGCTGATGACACTCACCGAGAACCTAGATGCGTTCTTGGCAGACTTCGGCGTCAGCGTAACTGCTGGCGCCGTTTCTGGTGTTGGTATCTTGGATATGCCAGGCGAGCTGGTGGCTGATGGCATGATCATCACCACTGACTACAGCCTCAGGTGCGAGGCGTCAAAGTTTGGAACGTTGGCCTATGGCGCGTCAATTACGGTTGACGGCACGGCCTACACAATCCGCGAGAATAGACTGATCGAAGATGGTGTGTTCTGTGTGATCACGCTGCAAAAGACCTGACCCCCACCACTGGATCTGATCATGGCTGACCTGGTTGCCGCAGTACGAATCAACAAGCCGGACATTCCAGGCGAGCTGGGTGATCTGTACTTCCCCGAGTCTCAGGGCGTCGCCGGCAAGGCCTACCGCTCTATCACCACCTTCGTTCGCCCGAGCAACACCACTGCCTACACCGCTGGCGACGTTGTTGGCGCAACTGGCGGATCAGCGATCCACACCCTGACCACAGCAGGGCCAAGCGGCGGATATGTTTTGATCCAGTCAATTTCAATGGCAACGCATGACACGTCGGTGCCAGCGGGAATGTCGTCCTTTAGGGTGCATTTTTACAATGCAAGCCCGACCGCCATTGCAGATAATGCAGCCTTTGATCTTCTAACTGCGGACCATGGTAAATATCTGGGCTTCGTTGACCTGCCTACACCGCAAGACTTTGGCAGTTCAATTTACACGCAAACCGACTACCCCGGCAGGCTAATCAAGTTGGCAGCGGCTAGCACAAGTTTGTTTATTGAGATTGAAACCAGGGGCGCCTATACGCCTGTGTCTGCTGTGTCATTTGAACTGTCTGTAGTCACCCTTGAGGCTGGCCTGTGAGTCGGCTGCTCGTTGCTCAGCGTGCGCTAACCGTCCCTGCCTGGGCCAAGGATGCACTTTGGCGCCGCGCTCGCGCCGTGCCATCGCTTGACCTGCGCTTTGCTGACAGCAAGAGCCTGGCGGATGCAGTCACTGGGCGGCAGCTGGTCACCTTCACCCGCGCCAGCTCTGGCACGTTTGTCGATAGCGCTGGGACGCTGCAGACGGCAGCAACGAATGAGCCGAGGTTCGACCACAACCCCACGACCGGCGAGAGCCTGGGGCTGTTGGTGGAGGAGGCGAGGACTAATTTGCTGCTGAGGAGTGAGGAGTTTGATAATGCGGCTTGGACGAAAGTTGGAGGAACTATTTCCGCCAACTCTATTGCATCGCCTAGCGGCGCTATAACGGCAGATACTCTTGTTGAAGATACAAGCACAGGAACTCACCGCTGCCTTATTTCTGCAACTATTGCAAATACGACTATTTATACGGTTTCAGTTTACGCTAAAGCAGCCGGCAGGACGCATGTGCGATTGGCATTGGGATCTGGATTAGCAGGCGAATTAATTGCGAACTTGTCAAGTGGAACTGTTGCAGCGTCGTCAGGGGCTACTAACCCTACCGTGCAATCGGTTGGCAACGGCTGGTATCGAATTTCATTTACATCAGCCGCATCTTCTAGCACCTCTGGACAGGTACAACTACAACTTATACAAGGCACTAGCACGACTTCTTACACGGGAGATGGCGCTTCTGGCGCTTATTTCTGGGGCGCCCAACTAGAAGCCGGCGCCACTCCCAGCTCCTACATCCTTAACGTTAACACTGCACTTGGTGTTACCCGCAGCGCTGATCTGGCAGACCTGATCAGCCAAGCAATCGCCAACAACATCCGCACGCTGTATCTGGAGTTCCGCAGCCCTGCATCTGGCACGCGAGGTGTGGTCAGCTTGAATGACGGCACCGCCAACGAACGGGTCAACGTGCTCACCAGTGGCACCGATCCCAGGCTGGTTGTTGTGGATGGCGGAGTGGAGCAGGCCAACGTAAACGGCGGCACCGTAACGGCCAACCAGCGCACCCGCGTTGCAGTGCGAATCAACGCTAACGATTTCGCCATCAGCATTAACGGTGGTGCCGTGGTGACTGACACCAGCGGCACGCTGCCAACTGTTGACCGCCTGATGCTGGGCCGCACGCAAGCCGGCGAGTATCTCAACGGCACGCTGGCGCGGGTGATCGGATGGGACACTGCGCAGCCCGATCTGGTCGCGCTGTCTCAGTAACATCATGCAGCGTTACAAGTTTCCAACCCGCGCTCACTTCCGCTCCCTGGCTGCCGCTGAGGGCTTGGTCGCCGACGAAGGCGAGCTGATCACCGCCAGCCACTCCCATGCCATTGATGAGATCGGCACCATCGTTAAGGATGACATTCCCAGGAGCGGCTGGCATGTGAACTATGCCGGTGAGCCGCCTGAAGCGTGGCAGCAGTATCTGGTGACGCCGCAGTGGCCGGCCAGGGTGTTCTTCGGTGGCGATGCACAGACTGACAGTCAGCACTAGCAGCACCGATGCCATCCAAACGCGAATCAATCCTGGCGGCCATCGCAACAACCCTGGTCGGCACCACAGGCGTTAGCACCAGGATCTACAGGTCCAGGGTGGAAGCGTTCGCCAGAAACGAGGCCCCGGCCATAGTGATCGAACCCGGCACCGATTCAGCATCTGAGGAGCTGGTGAGTAACTGCAAGATCGACTGGCGGCTGCCGGTGCTGATCGCGGTCTACACCCGTGGCGCCATTCCCGATCAGCTGGCCGATCCGACCATCATCAGCCTGCACGGCAAATTGATGAGCGATCGCACGCTCGGCGGATTATGCGTGGACATATTCCCTGGCACAGTGGACCCCCAGCTTGAAAAGGCCGATCAGCCTGCGCTCTGGACCGTCTGCACCTACAACGTTAGGTACCGCACCAGCGTGACCGATCTGACCACCTAGAGGTGCTCCATAGGCTGACGATGGCGTTAACACCTGGTGATCGTGGCGACGGAACTACCCCCTCTCCCATCAGAAGGTGGCTCATACCTATTGGATGCAAAGAAGAACCAATGGGTATTGATCGAAGAAACGCCAGCAGACCTGCCTATCCCCGAGAGCACCAATGGCACTGAGTCGTAAGCGTTTACTGCTGGCAAAGATCGAAGCCACCTACGGCACTGACCCGACCCCAGCGGCAACTGATGCCGTGCTGGTTTCAAATCTGGAAACGCAGCCCCTGCAGCTGGAGCTGAAGGATCGTGAGCTGATCCTGGGCTATCTCGGCAACACTGAGATGGTGGTGGGCCAGCGACTGGTCAGCGTCAGCTTCGACGTGGAGATTGCAGGCTCTGGCACAGCAGGCACGGCGCCCAAGTGGTCGGCCCTGATGCAGGCCTGCGGCTTCAGCGAGACGATCGTGGCCGTCACCAGCGTCACCTATGCGCCTGTGAGCGCCAGCTTCAAAGGCGTCACTTTGTACTTCTTTGCTGATGGCGTGCGCCACAAAATTACCGGCTGCCGTGGCACCTGGAGCATGGCCTTGGAAACTGGCGAGATTCCCAAGATCAGCTTCTCTTTCACGGGCATCTTCAACGCACCAACGGACGAGACGCAGCCTTCGCCCACCTTCAGCAACCAGGCCGATCCGGTGGTGGTCAACAGCGCCAACACCGCCACCCTGCAGGTGCATGGCTACGCCGCTTGCCTAAGCGCCTTCAGTCTCGACCTAGCCAACGAGACACCATTCCGTCAGCTGGCCGGCTGCACCCAGCAGGTGATGATCACCGACCGCAAGCCCGAGGGTGAAGTCACAATCGAAGCGCCAACGATCGCCGCCAAGAACTACTTCAGCGCTGCCAGCACCCAGACCGCAGGCCAGTTCAGCTGGGTTCACGGCACCACTGCCGGCAACATCATCACGTTTACGGCGCCGACCTGTACTCTGGGCTCCCCAGAATACGAAGACAACGACGGCATCATCATGCTGAAGCTGCCGTTCATGCCTCAGCCAACCGCTGCAGGCAATGATGAGTTCACCCTCGCGCTGACTTGATCCATGGCCTTTGTTCTTGAGCAGTCGCCAACGTTTACGCACCCGATCATCATTCGGGAGCTGCGAGACGGCGGCAAGTATCGCACTCATCAGTTTGAGGCGATCTACCGCCGGCTGCCCCAGAGCCGCATGGAAGAGGTGCAGCTGCAGTACCAGGCGATGAAGGCCGCAGCAGTACGCGATCAGCCGCTGGAGAGCATCCCCACCCGCGAGATCGCCGCCGAGATCCTGCAGGGATGGGAAGGCATCACCAACCCTGACGGCACGCCGGTGGAGTTTTCTGAGTCCTACAAGGCCCAGCTGCTGGAGGTGGCCACGGTCGCTGACGTGCTGGTTGAGACGTTCTTCGACGCGCACGCGAAGGCCAAAGCAAAAAACTAACAGGCGCTGTGGAGCACCTGCTCCATGGCAGCAGCGCCAACAAAGAGCTGCTTGCTGATGCGGCAGCCTTTGGCATGACCTTGCCGGAGGCAATCCTGGCGCCGAAGGTCTACCACATCTGGCCCGAGCACATGGAGGTGCTGAGCCTGTTCCTGCGCTGCATGACGCAGTGGCGCTGCGGTGCCAGTGGTGTGATCGGGCTGGACTATGGCGTGGTGTTGCACATGGCTAGCCTGTATCAGATCACCGAGGATCTGGCCGGCGTGATGGAAGACCTGCAGATTATGGAACTGCACGCACGCGACCTGATCAACAAGGAGGCGAAGTAATGGCACAGATGCAGGCGCTGCTGAAGATCAAGGCAGACGTTGAGGGCGAGGGTAAGATCAACGCCCTGGGCCGTGCCATCGGCGGCCTGAGCAGCACTGCTGGCAGGGTGTCGGGCGGACTAAAAGGATTGGCTGGCGCGGCTGGCGGCCTAAGCGGTGCGCTCGGTTCACTGGTGCCGCTTGCCACTGGTGCTGGCCTGGCAGCTATGGCCAAAGGCGCCATTGATGCAGCCGACAATATGAACGACCTGTCTCAAAAGACAGGCGTGAGCGTCGAGAGCCTGAGCAAATTTCAGCAGGCAGCAAACGCCAGCGGCACCAGTATCGAAGGTGTTGGCGGCGCAATGATCAAGCTGAATAAAGGATTGGCTGCTGGCACTGGCCCGGCTGCTGATGCGCTCAAGGCGCTTGGCCTTAGCGCAACAGATGCCAGCGGGAAGCTGAAGACCACTGACGCTGTGATGCTTGAGATAGCAGACAAGTTTGCCAAGATGCCTGATGGCGCAGGAAAGACTGCGCTAGCGCTGCAGTTATTTGGCAAAGCTGGAGCCGACATGATCCCGCTGCTGAATGGTGGCAGCAAGGCGATCACGGATCTGTCAGCAACAATGACCGGAGCCTTTGCCAAAGGCGCCGACAGCCTCAACGACAAGCTGGCAGCGCTTCAGGGCAAACTGCTAGGGCTTGGCGTCAACATCGGCACGGCATTGATGCCATTGCTGAACGTTGTCACCGACCTAGTGCTGAACCTAGCCAACGCCTTCGCTGCAATGCCTGGGCCGCTGCAGGCCATTGTTGGCGGCCTTGTGGCGCTGACTGCTGCGTTTGTGGTGCTGGCTCCAGCGATCTCCGCTGTGATCTCCATCGCTGGCGTCTTAGCCGGCATGAAGATCGGCGCCACCATCGCCGGCTGGGCTGCAGTGGCTGGCCCTGCAATCACGGCGATCAGCGCCGCATTTACCGGCTTCCTAACGTTCCTGACCGGCACCCTGCTGCCTGGCCTGATCGCCTTCTTCTCCGGCCCCGTCGGCTGGACTGTGCTCGCTGTTGCTGCAGTGGTGGCGATGGCAATTCTGTTCCGCAAACCGCTGCAAGATTTTGCAGGGTGGCTGGTGAGCTGGGGCAAGCCGATCAGTCAGTTTTTCACCGATTACATCACCACGCCAATATCGAAGGCGTGGCAGTCGATGGTGGAGTTTTTGCCAAAGGCATTGGACGTAGCCGCAGCCACAATCAAAAGCGTATTTACTGGCGTTGGCACTGCCATCAAGGGCGTCCTGAATGGCATTTTGCGTGGTGTCTTTAATTCGGTGAACGGCGCGATTGAAAACATCAACCGCCTAATCAGAGCAACCAACGCAATATCAGCCAAGGTAGGAGGGCCGCGATTCGACCAGCTGCCAACGCTGAAAGTTCCCCAGTTCGCGCAGGGCGGCTACGTCGGCCAAGGAACGCTTGCCGTAGTTGGTGAGGCTGGCCCTGAATACATTGTGCCTGAGCGCAAGGCCGCAGCCTTCGCCATGAACTACCTAAATGGTGCTCGCGGTGGTGCTGCAATTCCTGCCTTCGCCAATGGCGGCTTCGTCGGCGGCAATGCCCAGATCAATGTCACCACCGGCCCTGTGATGCAGCAGGGCGGCCAGCAGTACGTCTCCATGGCTGACCTGGAGCGCGCCATGCGCAAGACCGCAGACGGCGTTTACGCCAGCCTCAGGACACCTGCAGGACGCTACGCCACGGGGGTTCGGTAATGGCTCGCGGCCAATCCCAGTACCTGCGCATCTTCTCTGGCTCCACCACCTACCAACGGTGGCAGTCTTACTACGTCA